CCATGTTCCTTTAGTTTTCTCAGAGGTCCTCTGTAAGAATAGGAATCGTTTGGTAGTTGTGCTGTAAAATAATGCACCCGAACATATGATATTATCGTCCATGTTAGATTATAACAGATTGTTTATGATTTATCAAGGGGTAGTTGCATCAACACTGGGGTCATAACCATTATTTGCATTGCCGTCTATGACTATACTCCAATTACCTTGTGTGTAAACACCTTCATAAGACTTGACCCATTCCGTGCCGTTGAATCTGTATTGTATTCCTGTATTCAGGTTGGTAACATAGTGCTGTGTGGAATCTGGATCCGAAGCATCAAAGGCTATGTTCCATTTGCTGGTTGTACTATTGTATTCAATTATATCACCTACACTTGCCACTAATGTTCCCCACGTGGCACTTTGATATGTTGATGTCGAATCTCCCACATCGTTGATCACAAGATACCTAGTTCCGTTTGTAGGTGTGCCTGGATCAAATGTTGCAGGGTTGATTATCTTGGAAACTGCTGTCAGTGTGTTGGCAGGTATTGTGTCGCCATCAATGCTGTATAACAGTATAGTGTCATCGAGTGTAGTGGTTGCTATTGTTCCTATGATCTCGTTACCAGATGGTTGTGTTAATCTGATCTGTGATGTACCATTAGTGACTACTCCGTACTGTTCCAGTAGTACCTTCCAGTTAACTGCTGGTCCAAATGTTTCAAAAGGGTCTGCTAGACCTGGATCGTTAGCTCCTGAATAGAACCCATCTCCGCCCGATTTAACATTTACACCTGTTGTTCCTAACAACCTCAATTGATTGCCAGTAACTAATAATCCAAAGTTGTTTGGTGTAATAAAGCTTCTTGAAATTAAAGAACCGTCTATTAATCCTTTCGCTACTCCGCCGTCGTCGTCATACACACTCATAATAATTTTCTGTACTACACCTAATTTCTTGACTTTAACAGGAGGTGACAACCATATTGGCATAGAGAATGATAAACTTGCTACATCTATTTCGGTGTCCGCTCCGACCGGTATAGTTCTAGAACTAAAACTTATATTTGTTAATTCCACATAGCTTAAACTGGTCCAGTCTATGTAGTTGTCTGACTTTTGTATCTCAAAATCCGGATTGAAAAGGTATAAAATCTGCTCTAAAATCTGTAATTTTTGATCTGTGTTTGAACTCCATATGTCTGCTGTGACTTCTAGTCTAAACGGGGATGGCATGACTTTTTCAATAGTGTATCCTGCACCTAATTGATTTGTGTAGTTCCCATCACTGTCAATGCCTCTTTCTTTTAAATGTTGTTTTTCTATATGGTAAGGATTTTGCATCCTTTCTCTGTCATAATTTAGTTCTCTAACATAAGCCGCTATCCTGGGAGCATACTGTAATGCATTCTCAGAATTATTTCTGATTATATTTGATACCTGTCTTGTAGGGTCTCCGTAAACAACAGGAACAGCTCTTAGAGTAACTGCGTCATCTTTGCCCTTGCCTGTTTCCACAGAAAAATTACTCAACACCCTGATAAATTGAGTTAAAAATTTCCTAATCTGTCCTTCATAGAAGTGTAGCATTCTTAATTGTCAGCCTTTGGTTTGAGAGCATCTGTTAGTGATTGTCTCTGTTTTGTTGTCAATCCGTTTATCGTATCAGACGTTGCATTATTAACAAAACTTGTTTTGTAGTTTGCTCTCGAATCATTGTTTGTTGTAGTTATTCTAACCGAATCCTCTATCTTGACCCATCTGGTTCCGTCAAAACGGAACAACCTATTTGGCAAGAAATCTGTTCTCAAGAAATAATCACCCTTGTCAATGTTTGAATTTGGAAAACTAATTCCAAATCCTGCCGGATGGCCATTCGGTGCTACTCCGTCTCCATCTAGGTAGAAACCATAATGCGAACTTGCCGGTGAGTCGATAACTGCATTCACGTTTTTGTCTCCACTTGCTCTTTGTTCTTCTGTGTTAACATTATCGGTCCTAATATTTCCTCTTTCGTCAATAGGTGCAACGTAGTATTGTTTGTAGTTGAATCCTGATTTTGGTGCATCTGATTCTGCCTGTGCAACAACTTGCTCGTTAATAGATTTCTCTTTGTTAAAAGTTGACATGTAACTTGCAAGAGATCCTTCTGTTGCGGCATCACCTAGTATGTCTCTGTACTCCTGAGAGTCTACTAGAGATTTCATTTTCAATCTCAACAGGTGCGGCCACCATGTCTGTGAGAATCCTTCTGCGGCTCTGTTAACATCCTCGACCACGTAGTATCTTTTAAGTGCGATCGGTATGCTTTCATCTAAAGAATAGTCTTCTTTCATGTGAGGGAACTCGATAACATCACCTGACATGGGCTTCCTTCCAATCCTTTCTATTATATCATTTAGGTGTACAGTTAAAAATAGTGTGTCGTTCTGTAGGAACATTCCGAACTGTGATAAATTAAAATCTGCATCTTGCACATTGTATATTCCACGCACTATATAAATGTCATCCGCATATTTCCTGTCTCTGTTCTCTAGGAATAACAGATCCTGTATGGTTCTTTCGTTTAACGAGTCACCTGAATATTGTGGTTGTGTTGGTGAAGCATCACCGTCCTTGTTGGTACTGCCTTGATCATATGGTCCCAGGTATTTGTGGAAGTGTAGATCCGTTCCACCTATAGTGAACATCTCTTTGATGTTACGATCAAAGAATTTGTAGTCGTTGCCTTTTTCAGGCTTGAAAATGGATAATCTTGGCATATCATACATATTTATTGCACAGACAAAGGTAATAAATATGAGTATGTCAGAACTACAAACAGGACAACAAGAGATATTCGATTACGTCAAAAACAACCTCGGTGAGGGCATGATTGATGTTGAATTAGACCCTAAACACTATCAAACGGCACTGGAAAGAGCTGTAAACAAATTTAGACAGAGATCCTCAAATGCTGTGGAAGAATCATACGCTTTCTTAGAACTTAAGAAAGATCAGAACACATATATATTACCAGATGAGATTATTAATGTCAGGGAACTATCTAGAAGAACAGTTGGATCAAGAACAGGTGGCGGAGATGGTGGAACATTATTCGAGCCTTTCAATCTAGCATACACAAACACATACCTTTTGAGAGCAGGTGCAACTGGTGGATTAGCCACTTACTATGCATTCGCATCATACCAAGAATTAGTAGGTAAGATGTTTGGAAGTTTCATACAGTTCCACTTTGATGTGGCAACAAAGAAATTAACTATCACACAGAGACCAAGAGCCGAAAATGAAACAGTTCTCATGCACACTAACAACTTCAGACCAGACATAACGCTGTTCAAGGATATCTATTCTAAACCATGGATCAGAGATTACACACTTGCTGTATCCAAGGTCATGATAGGAGAGGCGAGAGGCAAGTTCAGTACCATCGCAGGTCCACAAGGTGGCACAACGCTGAACGGTGGTGCATTGAAGGCAGAAGGACAGGCCGAGATGGAGAAACTAGAATCAGAGATCGGTAACTTCCAAGAAGGTGGAAACCCAACAAGTTTTATTATTGGTTAACTTATACTACCAGTAAATTCCTACGCAAATCATTTTAAATACAAGTATCATGATAGATACTCGATATAAAAAACTTACCAAATGTACACTAGAAGAATTAGCTAACATGGTGGATGATCTAGAGAATGTTGCCATACATGCCCTGAAGGAAAAGAAACTGGGTGTACGTAAACTGGTATTAACATCAGTCCATGATGTTAAAAAAGAGATTGAAAAACGTTTAAAAAAATAGTATAATAAGTCTATGTTAATAGGCGTAGTAGGATTAATAGGTTCTGGTAAAGATACTGTCTCGGAGAGACTTGCACAGAAACATAATTTTAAAAAAGATTCATTTGCAAAAAGTTTGAAAGACGCAGTAAGTTCTATGTTCAATTGGGATAGAGAAATGCTGGAAGGCAAAACCGATGAGAGCAGAGCATGGCGAGAACAGCCCGATGCATTCTGGAGTAAGCAGATGGGCAAGGACGTTACACCACGTTGGGTTCTACAATACTTTGGTACGGAAGTTATGCGTGGTCAAATGTATGATGGCATATGGAGAGACAGTTGTTTAGGGAGATACAACGGAACACCCACAGTGATATCTGATACAAGATTCATAAACGAGATTAAAGAAATTAAAGATATGAATGGAAAAATTATTCTTGTTAAAAGAGGACAAGATCCTGATTGGTTCACAAGCTATGTTGAAGGCAACATCATGCCTAAGGGAATACACTCATCAGAATATTCATGGGCAAAATCAGAGTTTGATTATGTTATCAAAAATGATGGAACACTGGAAGAGTTATATCAGCAAGTTGATGATCTAATCGTCGGCAACAAGATCACCGATACGCCATCCAAGTTTACGGACACTACCCAACCTTTGGCAATTGGCGCAGACAGTTTTTAAATTAGCGTCAATAGTATTCCTCATATTTCCATCTACAAAGAACACATCCAGTTGATTGGTCTGCTGGGCTTTGAATCCACACAACTCGCATTTCTTGTGTTTCTTATATCCCGATCTCTGTAGGGCTGTGACCCCTCCTACCTTCTTACCGGCCTTCGTTCTATTACATGTATCACACAGGCTACGCCAATATATGACATCACCTTTACGATAGGCATACGCCCTAGGCTTTGCCTTACACTCTTTACATATGGGTCTATTCCTGTATTGCACATGCTTATTTACGTTGCCTATATAGGGACCTCAGAAATGCAGGAATTTACCACTAAAACGGAAGTATTCACTAAATACATCTGTATACGTTAAACTTGCAAGGAGAAAACGAAAAATGGCATTAACATCACCAGGAGTAGAGGTTTCAGTAATAAACGAAAGTTTTTATGTACCATCAGATGCGGGTACTACACCTCTTTTTATAGTAGCATCAGGACAGGATAAGACAAACGGAGCAGGCGACAGCACAGCTACAGGAACACAAACAGCAAACGCCAACACTGCTTACTTGATCTCATCTCAAAGAGAATTAACAGAGACTTTCGGAGATCCGAAATTCTACACAGACGCATCAGG